GGAGAAGGTTAAAGATTGCAGAAGGTGGTAAGTTAAAGTTTCAACAGGAGTACCCTGCGACAGCAGATGAAGCATTCATTGTGTCTGGTTCTAATGTATTCAACATTGAGAAGCTAAACTCTCTAATCCCTAGGCCAGAACAAAGGCGTAGTGAGTGGGATCCATCAAGTAAGATGTTCGATGAGAACAGAGAAGGTAACTTGTCTATATATGACTACCCAAAGTGGGAAGAGCCCTACGTTATTGGGGCTGATGTTTCTCTCGGAGTAGGTCAGGACTACAGTGCTGCAGTTGTTATGAACAATAGCTACGAGATTGTAGCAATCTACAGGAATAATAGGATTGACCCTAGTATGTGGGGAGAATTGCTTTTCTATCTAGGCAGATACTACAACAATGCTTTCTTAGCAGTAGAATCTAACTCAATGGGTATCGCTACCCTACAGAAACTAGAACAGATGGGCTATCTAAACCTATATAAACAAACTAAGATGGCTAATGTGTCTAATGAAGAGGGTCTTCGTCTAGGATTTAGAACAACCTCTGCGTCTAAACCAGTAATCATAGGGAACTTAAAGAATCTCATAGATAACGAAGACATTATGATACCATCCCCTATATTAATTAGGGAACTAAAAGATTACATCTCCACTGCAAGTGGGAAAACAGAGGCTGCTCCTGGATGCTATGATGATACAGTGATTGCACTAGCTATATGTGCGGAGGTATTACGTACTCATTGGGATAAGCTCAACACAAGGAATGTATCATGGAGAGAAAAGATATCAGACTACGAAGTAGACGAGACTATATGGATATGATAAGATTAGAAGATGAGTTCTGTGAAACAGTTATACAACATTGGCTAGAGGGTAAGGTTCCCCACGACATGGTAAACATAAACGAAGAGAATGAATACGCAAGGGTATACTATGGCTATGCCTAGGTTCTCTAAGTCCCTTATAGAGAATAAAGTTTCCTGCATTGTCCTCATAACGCGCTGGTGGTCGCGGCAGGTATACCACCAACTAATTTAACAAGGAGGTATGGTACATTGGCTAATAAAATAAATGACAGCTCTGAGTTTACTGTGCCTTTGAAAAACCTATTAGGTCTAGTAGCATTCACAGCTGTGTCTGTTTGGGCATACTTTGGAATTACGGAACGATTGGCTTTCATTGAGCATGAACAAGAGATGATTGCTATTGAGGTGGAAGAGAATGACAATTGGATTGATAATTGGAAACCACCATCGTCTGTACAAGAAAACATTAAACGAGTTAGGGATATTGAGTTACAACTGGTAGAGGTGAAACTTAAATTACAATTCCTTTTGGCTAGGAGGTAACTAATTTATGATTAAATTAATTGATTGGCTTGAGAAATTAGTAAATAAATATACCGATAACCATACACCTAACTACTTAAAGGGGAAAAGATAATGGCGGTAGGCGTAAAACACTATTTACCAAACGGTAAAGAATACAAAGGACCAACTCATAAAGATGCTAAAGGAAAAGTTATGACAGGTATTAAACATACCAAGAATAGTAAGTACCTCTCTCATAAAAAAACTACGTAAGGGGTAAGGTAATGAGAAATGATTTAAAAGAAATACTTAAATTAATTAAAAAAATAATAAAAGATAAATGGTTTCAACTACTGAGTATCCCTTCAGGGCTATCCGATTTAATTGTAAGGAAACTTACTAAAGTTAAATGAATAGTTTTCCTGATGTAGATAAAGACAGCAGTGGTCACATAGATCAAGAAGAGTGGGATGCGCTGCTACTAGATGACAAGCGAAGAAGGATTGAAGATGAAGATGCCCATAGAGATCAAATCAGAAAAATGGCTTGGTTTGCTCTATGGGGTATGTTGCTTTATCCTTTTGGAGTTGTCTCCACAGGTTTTCTTGGGTTAAACCAAGCATCTGAAATTATAGGTAGCATGGCTTCGATATACTTTGTATCTGTAGCTGGTGTTGTTTCTGTATTTATGGGAGTATCAAATTTAGTTAAGAAGAAATAAATAAGGGCATAGTCCCAATGTTAGTTAGTCAGACCCACGGAGGGAGCTATGCGTTTTATGGAACATGAATCATCACCTGATTATTTATCAGGGAAAGGTAAGAAAAAAGAACCTAAGGTTAAGAAAGATAAACCAAAATTAAAAGCAGGTAATGAAGGGTATGATTATAATAACCTAGCTACCACAAAGAAAATATTAACAGGTAGGGGTTCTTTATAATGAAAGGTAGTGGATACAAAGAAAAAGTATCTGACGAAAGTTTAATCAATCTAATTGAAACTGGTATTCAGTCTTCAACAGGGGAGTGGTTAAATTCGTCTGATCTTACACGAGAACGACAGCGTTCTACATATGAGTTTGCAGGTGTAGCTGCAGACCACTTAGCACCTCAGGGTGTGTCAAGTATTGTATATACATCTACAACAGAAACAGTGGAAGCTTACACAGCCATACTATCAGACCTATTCTTAAACAATGGTAAACTAGCTAGGTTTGTACCATATGATGCTAATCCTGGATCATTTCAGAATGCTAGAGATGCATCTATGATTACCAACTATGCTATCTTCAAACAGAACAATGGGTGGGAATTGATCCAGACTTGGATTAAAAGCGCACTCCTCTGGAAGAATGGTATAATCCGTTGGGACTACGAAGAGAACTATGATTATGAATTTGAAGAGTACGACAGAATACCTCAGGGCCAATTAGATATCCTCCTTGCAGAGGAAGGGGTTGAGGTCATTGGTAACTTAAACTATGAAAATGATTTAGGTGAAATGAACCTTGAGACAGGTGAGCAGTCTGCAGAGATTGTGTACACTGATGTTCGTATTCGTAGGAAGAATGATAACTCTCGTGTCAAGATTGAAAACATACCACCAGAGGCTTTCCGTATATCAAGAGAAGCTAAGTCTATTGAGGATGCTAGTTTCGTAGGTATACAGTCCTTACTTACTAGATCAGAGATCCGTAAGATGTGGCCTGATATTGCTGACAACATTGCGGAAGAAGAGTGGGACGAACTTGGAGATGATGGTACTTGGGATGGTAACTCTAGCTTTGCAGAAGATATAGCTGCAAGGAAATTAGTTACAGGTCAAAGCTATCTACAGGGACGTATGACACAGGATGTGACACTTCTAGAGGCTAACCGTGAGGTTACTATAACAGAGTGTTGGATAAATGTAGACAGGGATGGAGATGGAGTTGCAGAACTCAAACACATAATTGTAGCTGGTGAAACAATTCTATATGAGCAAGATGTGGATATGGTTCCAATAGCTTGTTTATCTCCTATTGATATCCCGTATGAATTCTATGGATTGTCTATTGCAGACTTTACTCGTTCATCTACTCTCGCATCAACTGCAATACTTAGGGGATTTGTTGAGAATACATACTTAACAAACTACTCACCTAAGTTAGCGGATCCTAATGTTGTTGATTTCTCTGCTTTACAAAACATAAAGCCAAAACAGATTATACCTACTAATGGTAATCCTAATGGTGCAGTGTCCTCACTACCACCTGAAGCTATAAGTACAGGTACAGTTCCTTTGCTTGCACACTTGCAAACAATTAAAGAACAGGCTACAGGTATGTCAAAGGCTGCTCAAGGTCTTAATGATTCATTGTATGTGTCTGGTAACAGTGAGCAGAAACTGGCAGCAGTTCAATCGGCTTCTCAGAAACGTATACAGCACATAGCTAGACGTTTTGCAGAAACAGGAATGAAACGATTATGCATAGGTGTCTATCGGACAATGCGTAAATCTTTAAAGAACCATTCTAAGTTTAGCTATCAAGGCGTCTTCTCTGATATTGATCCTATGAAACTCCCCGCCCGTATGGATGTGGAAGTGTTCTTGGACATTGGAGAAAATTCTAATCAGAACGCTATAAAGAAACTTGAGATGGTTGGTAGTAAAGTTCTACCAGCACTTAACAATCAGGGCCAAGGGATAATTGTAAAGCCAGAAGCTCCAGCTCTTCTTGCCACTAAGCTTTTAGAAGCTATGGGTATAGATAGCCATGACTTCCTAGAGGATTATACAACAGATGAGTTTAAGGAAAAGGCTGTTAAAGCTGTAACTCAACAAACTGAAAAAGCACAACGTGATACACAGCTAACACAACGTAAGCAAGAGGCTGATGCCTCTCTTGCAGAAGCTAATGTGATATTCACCAATGCTCAATCAAAGAATACATCTGACGATAACGCTAAACAATTAGCAATCTCTATTGATAAGCACTTCCAAACTTGGGCAGAGCTAGATATAAAGGCACAGAAAGAAGGGGTAGCTTCCCCATCTAGACCTGACTTTAGTGAAATAGTTCAAGTTGCAAGGGCTATGCTTAAAGAGGATCAACCTCAACAGCAAGCCGATCCTCAACCTATGGCTCAAGGAGCACCTCAACCTATGGGCATGGATCCAGCTATGAGGTAACCCTCAACAGAAAAATTAGCAGAGTCTCTAAGGGACTCTGCGTTATACCTTAATATTGGGGGAATACAATGGAGAAAGCACAACAATGGCATTTGTCTAAGTCTTTACCAGCTACATTTATACTGGCTATAGTAATACAGACTTTAGGACTAGTTTGGTATATGTCAACACTAGATAGTAATGTAACTTTAAACGCTCGTGAAATAGCAAGACATGAGATACGAATCAATGAAATAGAAAAGACCTCTCAAATGCAAGCAGTTATGCTGGGGCGTATCGATGAGAACATCAAAGCAATAAGGGAAGCTGTAGTTAATATGCAGAAATTTAACCCTTCAGCTAAGTGAGGGGCTAGGTATGATTGATCCATTTACAGCTATTGCTGCCGCCACTGCAGCCTTTAACGGAATAAAGAAAGGAATAGAAGTGGGGAAAGACTTAGCTTCTATGGGAAGCCAATTACAAAATTGGTCTAAAGCTATATCTGATCTGGACTTTGCCCATGAAAAGGCAAGTAAGCCACCAGCTTATAAGATGTTTTCTAACACTCAGAGTCAAGCATTAGAGGCTTGGACTGCTAAACAGAAGGCTAACGAATTACGTAAGGAATTGAAAGATCATATCAGTTTTGTATACGGACCATCGGCTTGGGCTGATCTTGTAAAAATTGAGGGTCAAATGCGTAAAGAACAAAAGGCAGCTGTATATCGTAAACAAGAGGCTATAGACACTGCTATAAATTGGATAGTTGGACTTGTTATCTTTGTATTGGCTGCAGGTCTTGCATCCTTAGTGATATACTATGTGGGTAAATCCCAAGGAAGGTGGTAATGTTTATATCTGTGTTATTGGTTTGTACATCTATGCACGTATCAAGTTGTGATATTGTAGCTAATACAGAAGATCTATATTTTTCTGAACAACAATGTCAAAATCAAACAGCTATAGTTGTTGCTAGTTTAGTAAGCAGTGGCATTGCTGTTAAACCAAAATGTTTTAAAGTCGGTGATAGCGCATAGCGCAAGGGGTAATGATGCCAAAGAAAAAAGATTACAGATTAACAAACGCTGGTGTGAGTGGTTATAATCAACCTAAGAGAACTCCTTCTCACCCAAAGAAGTCACACATAGTGGTTGCTAAACAAGGTGAAACTATAAAGACTATCAGGTTTGGAGAACAGGGAGCAAGTACCGCAGGTAGCCCTAAAGCTGGAGAGTCAGACAAGATGAAAAAGAAACGTGCTAGTTTTAAAGCAAGACATGGTAGAAACATAGCTAAAGGTAAACTCAGTGCTGCATACTGGGCTGATAAGGTGAAGTGGTAATGGCAGCTAAATCCCCAAAACCAAATAACCCAGCCCTTTGGTCAAGAGTAAAATCTGCAGCAAAGAAAAAGTTTAAAGTATATCCATCCGCATACGCAAATGCTTGGGCTTCAAAAGAGTACAAGAAACGTGGTGGTGGTTGGAGTGGTCCCGATAATCGAGTGTCAAAGAAATGAACAAGAAAGGTGGATTAGGTAAATGGTTTGGCGAAGAGTGGACTGATGTAAAGACAGGTAAACCTTGTGGACGTAAGAGTGCAAAAGGTAAATCTAAACGTGCATACCCTGCTTGCCGACCAAAGAGCGTAGCTTCTAAGATAACTAAAAAGGAAGCTGCTAAAAAGACTGGACCTAAAAAGGTCAAATGGTCTACAACTGCGTCTGGAAAGAAGCGAACCAAAACAACATAAGGAAACACAATGGACAAATATCGACCGTCAGCCGAGAAGGTGCTGAAAGGTATACATCCAGATCTTAAAGCTAAGGAAGCATTAGTACGAGCTAACTTTGCCAGCGTAGAAAGAGAATCATTTTTTAACGTGGCATACGGAGAACTCCTAGTTCAATACTTTACTGAGTGGCTTAAGACGGATCCACATGAAGTCAAAACCCGTGAGTTTATATACAACTCAGCATTATCGCTGGGAGATGTTAAACAGAAATTGATTAACTATGAAACATACGGTAAGAACGTACCATACATTGAGGACAATGAAGAATGAATGAAATAAACTATGAACATTTAATTGCCAACATTAAAGAAATGATTAACCTATTAGAGTACGATTCGATGCGCTCTGCAGGTAAAGCTAAAATGAATGCTGGACAATTAGAAGCATTATATAACCTAATAGATAGGTATAATATTATGTTCAAAGTAACCGAACAACCATCCACGCCAACGGTAACAAAACCAACGGCAAATAAAAAAGGATAATAAATTATGTCAGAACAAATTGAATCTCTACCCAACACGGATGATGTTCCCAGTTCTGCTAGTCCAAGCGAACAAGAACTCCTAGATGCCGTACTCTCTAATACTGAATTTCTTCAGGATGATGAAGTGCCGCTACCTATTAAGGAGATCGAGGACGAGGACTCGGAAGCATCTGTAGAGGAAGACCCAGATGATACAGATGCTGCCGTTAGCGATGAAGAGACTGAGGAAGAAGTAGAAGGAACTACAGATGAGGATGGCGCTGAAGCCCCTACCCAAGAAGCTGAAGTATTCACTGCAGACGATTTAGATCTTGACGCCAAGGTTTCTGTCAAAGTTGATGGAGAACAAATGGAAGTCTCATTTGCTGATTTGCTGAAAGGCTATCAAACAGATGCTTCACTCTCTAAAAAGGGTCGTGAACTCGGAGAGGCTCGTAAGGCCATTGAAGAAGAACGGGTTAGTAAGTTAGCTGAAATCGATAAGATATCAGATGCTACTAATGTTATGCTTTCAATGGACGAACAAAGACTGGCTAAAGAATACCATGATATTGAAGCTAAGATCAAAGAAGCTAGGGATAGCGGAGACACTTATGAATTGGGTGAGTTGAAAGACAAACGAGAGCAATCACAACAGAAATATTGGGAAGCTCGTAATACTCGTGAAACACTTTTGAAAAATGTTGAAGAACAGAAAACAAAAGCTAAAGAGGAAGAGTTTGCTAATCAAATCAAACATTTTCAGAAAGTAATTCCTGAAATGATCCCTGACTTTAATGAGAAAGTAGCAGTAGAAATTCGAGACTTTGCTCTTGAAAATGGTGTGAGTAATGAACTTTTAAATCAAATTGTAGATCCCAATGTAGTTAAATTCATTGATGACTATCGTAGATTAAAAGCTGGAATAACTAAAGGTGTTGCAAAACGTAAAGAAGTTGTTACAAAGAAAGTTCCTACTAAGAAACCAGTGTCAGCTACTAAGAAAGCAGTTGATAAAGAAAAAATGATTAAGGCTCGTGCATTTAAAGAAGGTTCATCAGAAGATTACCAAATGGATTTCCTTAAACAATATGCCTCTAAATCTCTCAATACTTAATATCCTAGGAGGATTTTAAAATGGCAACAACAGGTGGACGCGATATCGCAACTGCTCGTGCAGGTTCAGGTAAGGACGCATCAAACCGAGAGGATCTAGCGAATTTTATTTCGATGATCACTCGTGATGAGACTCCTTTCTTGTCCTCAATCGGTAAATCAAAAGCAACCAACATCTACCACGAATGGCAGACTGACGAGCTAACTGCTCCAGGAAACTCACGGGTAGCAGAAGGTACAGACTTCATCGTAGCAGGTGGCACAGTCGCTTCAGGCGATGGTACAGCATCCTTAACTGCTGGTGGAAACCGTACACGTTTGGGTAACTACACTCAGATCAACAGCAAAGTAATCTCAGTATCAGGAAGCCGTAGGCAGATTGATCAAGCAGGTGTTGCTGATGAGTACGCATATCAGCTAAAGAAGCGCGGAACAGAAATGCGCCGTGATATGGAGTTTGATGTAATTCAAACATACAACAAGCAGGTAGCTTCAGGCGCTCGACAGACTGGTGGATTCCAATCTTTCATTAACAGTGGCGATACTTGCGTGTTTAAAGGTGCATTTACGGCACCTGCAACACTTAACGCTGGTACTCACGTAATCACTGTTGCATCAGGTGCAGCTAAAGCTTCTTTGGCTTTGACAGACATTGATCAAGTGATGCAGAAAGTGTATGAAGCTGGTGGTAAAGCATCACGGATTATGGTTTCACCAAAGCTTCGCCGTGACTTCTCAGACCTAATGGTTTCAGACACTGGTGTTCGTAGGAACATCGATGAAGATGGTAAGCTTCGACAGTCAGTAGACGTTTATATGTCTGACTTTGGTGACTTGATGGTAGTTCCAAACTACATCATGGGTCTTGCACACACAACCACAGATGCGACAACTACACAGTTCGCAGCTAAAGACTCATGTGCTCTTGTATATGATCCTCAGTGGTTTGCAATGGCAACATTCCGTCCAATGCAAGAAGTTGAAGTGGGTCAGAAAGGTGACTCAACTGTAGGTATGTTCGTAGAAGAATGGTCTTTGGAAGTTAAGAATCCAAAAGGCTGTGGCGCTGTTTACGGTTTACAGTAAATTATACTATGGGAGGGAGGAATTATCCTCTCTCCTTTTTTATTCTATTAGGAGGTATAGAACAATGATGGTAATCAAAGGAACAATCGCGGCTAACACATTAGCAAATAACTTAGTAGGGGATGTACTACACCTACCCGCAGATCGATGCGCTTGGACATCATCTGCAGTAAGTGGTGGTGGGTACAAGATAGATAAAGCATTTTTAATACACGCAACATCAGAAGTCGTAATCACAAATCCAGTCCTAGGCTACATCGGTAAGTCTGGTAGGTTTGTTGAGATCGCTGCTTAATAAGGAGAAAGGCATGGCACGTTGGACAGTTACGCCAAAGACAGATAATAATACTATGAAAGGAACCATTGACTATCATAAAGATGGTAGCAGTGAATGGACAGTATATCAAGACGAAAAACCTTTTCTTGAAAAAGCAAAGCTAGAACGTGATATGGCTGAAAGTGGTTTGAACAAACAAGACTTAGGTTTTAAGAAGTTTGCCACAGTTCCAGATATCGTAGCTATTGAAATAAAAGACAAGTGGGGAATAGATCTGCACGATTCTGCTACAATGCATGATAAAAATAAGATGGCTAAATTTATGGCTGTCTTTAAACAGAACTATTCCCACTTAATGTCTTATTAAGTATATGGAGATAAAAGATGGCAACGCCACTATATGATGCTTTAGTTGTAAAGCTACGATCATGGGTCAATAGGGACTCTACTGTTTTAACAGACAATTTAATTTCGGATTTCTTTGACTACTCTGCAGACTTCTGTTATAGGAAATTAAGGATACCGCCCTTAGAGCACACCTTTTCTTACACTGCAGTTTCTGCAAGTGATGTAGGGGAGACAGAGCTAACACTACCCACTGATCTTTCAGAGATCATACAGCTACGTAGAACAGATGCTAATGGGCAAAGTCGAGTTTTTGATGAAGTAGCATCTTTACTTGCAATCGATAATAAAAACTACACAAACCCCGTAGAGTCTTATGCACGTAAGGGAGGTAAGCTTGTCTTTTATCCTGAAGCTAAAGAAGGGGATATTTACGAATTATATTACTACAGACGATTGCCAGATTTAGATGCAACGTATGTAGCTAATGCGACTAACCTAGCTGGTGGATTACTTACTGCTTCAAACAGTGGTGTTTCAGGGGCTGTCGAGGTACCTAGTTCAAGTGGCAATTACTATATTGGTAATGAGGTTACTAACTGGTTAAGAGACAGTAATGAACGTCTGCTTCTTTGGGGAGCTATTGCATATGCACTCGATTATGTTGGTGATGACGATAGGTCAAATAAATTTAACGCATTACAATTAGCAGGTATTGAAGAACTGAATTCAGAAGAAGGTCAACGTAGATCAAGAGGTGGTTCTCAGGTTCAAAACTTTGCTAACACTGCAATGTTATAGGAGATATAAGATATGGCTATTAGTTATACACCACCTTCGACTTCCAATCTAATTGGTAACCCCTCAGAAGGGGGAAGCTTTTCGGATCCAGCATCTGCAGCAGAACTACAAAGCACTGTATCTTCGGCAGCGGCAGCAAAAGTATCAGAGACTGCAGCCTTAGCTTCTAAGAATGCTGCAGCAACCAGTGAGACAAACGCTCTTGCGTCAAAGAACGCTGCAGCAACTAGTGAAACAAATGCTCTTGCATCTAAAAATGCTTCAGCTTTATCAGAAACAGCTGCAGAGCTTGCGGAAACTAACGCTGAGACTGCAGAAACTAATGCTGAAACAGCTGAGACTAATGCGTTAGCCTCTAAGAATGCAGCGGCAAGCTCTTCAACAGCAGCATCAAACGCTGCAAATGCGGCAACTGCTAGTCAAACAGCTTCAGCTGCATCACAAATATCTGCTATCTCAAGTGAAAATGCTTCAAATGCAAATGCTTCAAATGCATCAAGCAGTGCAGGTGCAGCTTCAACGTCAGCAACAGCATCAGCAACTAGTGCTACAGCTTCAGCAACTAGCGCAACTGCTAGTGAAACCTCAAGGGTTGCTAGTGTGGCTGCAAAAGATCTAGCAGAAGATTGGGCAACTAAAACATCTAGTGCAGTAGAAGGTAGTAACTTCTCAGCTAAGTACTACTCTACTGTAGGGAATGTACCCACAGTTGCAGGTTCTATTGCAAATGTTAATACTGTTGGTACTAACATATCTAATGTAAATACTGTAGGGGGTATATCAGGCAATGTTACAACTGTTGCAGGTATAGCATCTAACGTAACAACTGTTGCAGGTATAGACTCTAATGTGACAACAGCCGCTGGTATTGCAAGCAACATTACAACTGTTGCAGGTATCTCAGGTAATGTTACAACTGTTGCTGGAATAAACCAAACTCATTTAAGCAATGTGTCTGGAACAGCTTCAAACTTAGCTATAGTCGGAACAACAGATGCAGTTTCAGATTTAAACACACTTGCTGCTATATCTTCTGATATAACATCATTAGCAAACTCTTTACAGAAAACCTATGTGGTTACAGTATCAGGGGGTGTCTTTGTACTAGATGGAGTTAGTAATCCAACTATACAAATGTTTAGAGGTAACTCATATATCTTTGATCTTTCAGACTCTTCTAACTCTGGTCATCCAGTAGGTTTTAAAGATGGATCTGGAAACTCTTGGACAAGTGGTGTAACTGTTACAGGAACTCCTGGAAACTCAGGTGCAAATGTAACATTTGAAGTTCCAACAAATGCTCCTAATTCTATGCGTTACTATTGCACAGTGCATGGTAATGGTATGGGTAATACTATATCAGTATTAGATAGTAACATATCACTTGTGGCTGCATCGATAGCAGACATAAATACAGTTGCTGGTGCTAACTCAAACATCACTTCAGTTGTAGGAAACGCAAGTAATATTAACACAGTTGCAGCCAACTCTACAAATATAAATTCAGCTGTTGCTAATGCTACAAACATTAACTCAGCTGTTGCCAATGCTACAAATATAAATTCAGCTGTTTCTAATGCTACAAACATTAGTACAGTGGCAAGCAATATATCATCTGTTAATAGTTTTAGTGATGTTTATAGAATAGCATCCTCTGCACCCACTTCTTCTTTAACTGCTGGTGATTTGTATTTTGATACATCATCAGATATCTTAAAGGTATATGGTGCATCAGGTTGGCAAAGTGCGGGATCTTCTGTTAACGGAACATCTGCAAGGTTTGCCTACACACTAACTGCAAATCAAACAACAGTAACTGGAAACGATCAATCAGGTAATAGCTTACTTTATGATGCAGGATTTCTGGATGTTTATTTGAATGGTGTAAAATTACACTCAAATGATTTTACCGCAAGTAGCGGTAGCTCTATAGTTCTTGCAGCTGGAGCAACAGCAAACGATATTTTAGAAGTGGTGGCATTTGGAACTTTCTCTTTATCTGATGGTACTTTCCCTGGCACTAGTGCTATGGGAACAATCACTGTCACAGGAACTATAGATGGTAGGGATGTTGCTACAGATGGTACAAAGTTAGATACCATAGAGACTAGTGCAACCGCCGACCAAACCAACGCAGAGATTAGAGCCGCCGTAGAGGCTGCAAGCGATAGTAATGTATTTACTGATGCTGACGATAGCAAGTTAAATGCTATAGAGGCTTCGGCAACTGCAGACCAAACAAAGTCTGACATAGAAGGTCTTGGTATTGACTTACCAGCGGCTAACCTCACAGGAACAGTGGCGGCAGCTAGACTAGACACAGCGACTACTCAGGCTGAGTCGGATGACTCAACTAAGATAGCTACTACTGCTTATGTGGTAGATAAGATAACTACGCTGATTGGTGGAGCGCCTTCTACTTTAAACGATTTAAATGAGCTTGCCGCTGCTATCAATGACGATGCGGATTATAACAGTACACTCACAACAGCTTTAGGTACAAAAATGCCTAAGTCTGGTGGAGCTTTCACAGGTGCCGTGACAACCAACTCTACGTTTGACGGAGTAGACATAGCCACCCGTGATGCCGTTCTAACCAGTACAACAACTACAGCTAACGCTGCCTTGCCAAAAAGCGGTGGTACTATGACGGGTGCTGTGAACATGGCAAGCACTCTTGCGTTTAATGCGGCCTCAAGTTACGCATCTGCTCTTTCAATTAGAGAAGCGTCTAATAGTTTAATTTTTAGCGGGGGGACAGGTGGTTATTACTTTAATCGCCACGATAACTCTGCAACAGATATGCACATCAATGCGTCAGGCAACGTAGGCATTGGAGTAACAAGTCTACAAGCTAACAGTGTATTAGAGGTCAATGGTCGAACAAGGATTGCTACTGGTTCTGTAGCCCTACCAGCTTTAAGTCCTTTTTCTGACCTTAACACAGGTATATTCTTCC